CAAATTCCATTCCCCGTACAACCGTGGAAGGGACCGATCCAGATACCGCCGGAAGATCTCAGCAGGCCCGTGTCCACCTCGTTATGCCCCTGCGCGTCGTGGCCCGTCGTTGACAAGGCATCGCAGCCAATGGCAAACCCCCAACAGAGCACGCCCGCGCCGTTGAATTGCCCGCCCGTGAAACTCCCCGCCTGGCAGGCCCCGTTGGTGAGAATCCCAGGACCCTGATACACGCCACTGGCATTGATCACCGGAGTATTTTGGCTCCAGCCAACCGAGAATATTTGCCAGGAAAAAAAGTCCCGCCCGGTGCCTCCGATTGCCCACCCATTCCCGTTGATGTAAACGCTGTTGCAGTTCACCGGGCCAGTGACATCGGCCTCAACGGCAGCCCTCAAGATATCCGTGTCAACCTCGCCCTTCCCGGTCCCCCACTGATTCGTGGCGATGAATCCCGCGTACACATGGTTGTCCTTGCCCACTTCCACGCCGTTACCGACGAAGACGCCAGAGCCATTAATCATGGCTTGTCCGCTGTTGAGCAGTACCTGCCCGCATTCGACGGTGCCCGCGCCGACCAGAGCATATCCATTCGCGATGATATGCTGCGTCCACGGACTCTGCGCTTGACCGCCGCTAGCGGTTATCGGCTGACCAACCCATTTGCCCGTCGCGTCGATCACTGGAATGGGGGCGGCGACAGTTCCAACGCTGTAGGCATACGCGATCACTGGGGTTGTCGCGCCCGTATTGGCGACGGGCAAACCTTGCAGTACGCCTCCGACGGCAACGCTGGAAGTGGTCGGGGAATCGCTCTTCACACGGAACATCAGAGTACCGTGGTTGTCCATCATGACAAACGAGGGACTGCCATCGTTGGAATTACCTGAAGAGAGGTAGACCGTCTGCCGCTGCGGATTGAAGGGTCCGTACATCGCCAGTTCGCTCCAGAACAAAGCGTTCTGCTGACCGCCCGTCGAATCGCCGTTGTAGGTGACCAGCGATGCCAGCACGTTGTAGCTTTGCGACTGCGTCCCACGTAAGACCATGCCTCTGGAGAGGTAGTAGGCACCGAATTGATTCTGCCCCGTCGGGTTGCCGGGGCCTTGGTCGATCTGGTAAATGCGGATGCCGGGGAACTGATAGGAACTCCCTCCTGGAGTGACCCACGCATTTCTGCCGAAGTCCATCTTGTATTCGTAGTTGAATGGCTGCACGCCGAACTGCGCTGCGTAATCGATCTCGAACAGGAAGCAGTTGCGGATCTGAAATAGAGATCCGAGCGGCTGGTTGGTGTCGGGAGTGATCAGCACGTTCCAGTTACTCAGGTTATTGCCGCCCACTGCCAACTGGCTAAACCACGCCCCGGCGGTGAGCGCCGTGGGCGGCTGCGGCCCCACGTTGTCGCCCACCGATCCGCTGGCCGCAGTCAGCATGGCTCCGATACGGCCCGCTTCCAGGCCCGTGTTATCCCTGACCGAAAGGTATGGATATCTCGATCCATTCCTTGCCGCAATTCCGCCGACCTGGATGATGCCTTGGTTGTCGATAAAGAGTGGCGCATCGAGCGGGCTGGTGCCGCCAGCCCACATCTGGCCGAACCACGCGCCCCAGAGCGGAGCACCTTGCTTCCCCTGATCCGGCTGTTGCTCTCCCATCCAGGCGCGGAGCGTACCGGAAGAATTCTTCACGGCGATCTGCCCGTTGGCCTGCCCGGCAAAGCTGGTGTCAGGCGCACCTCCGACGACCAAGGTTTTGCCGACATAGATATTGTTCGCGCCGATGTTGTCGGCCTGAAGGCCTACACTGTCCACCCAGGAGAACTGCGAATCATCGAACCAGCCCGACCTGGCCGGGATGATCGCGCCTGCCGCCGGGGTGTAGGTGTAGTGGATGACGGGAGTGTTCGCCTGGAGCGAGTTCTGGTTTCCCTGCGGATCGGCGGAAAGGATATAGAAGTCCACGGTGACCGCAGAGCCGATATTCCCGAAGGACGGGATCGCGGGCGTCTGGAAGGAGGTACTGTTGGCGGGGACGGGCCAGTAGAACGGTTTGGTCGTATCGCGGTTGATCACCATTCCGACAACGGCGTTTCCAAACTGGTTATCGGTCGGGTTAATCCACGCGGGATTCGCTTTCGTGCCGACGGAGAACGACACCATCCCCACTCCATCGGTGGAGATGGACTGGGTTGAGGTCACGGCGGCACCGGGAGCGATGGTTACGAAGGGCGCGTATTCCTGGCCGCTGCCTTGACTGCCGGGAGTGGGAGGGCCGACGATCCACTTGACCGTGGGCGAGTGGGTGATTTTCTTTGGATCGTCCTGGAGTTGATTGTTGATGTCGTAGGTGATGCAGGCAATCGTCCAGGTTTCGGGAATGAGCGGGACATCCGAGACGTCCTTCGGGAAGCTACCTGCGAGTTCATTTTGCGGACCCGAGAGATCTTTCGGGAATTTAGTCAGCGTCGATCCGCCGCCCGTCACGTTCACCAGGAACAGGTAGACGCCCGCATAACGGATATCGTTCGGGATGTGCCACGTAAAATCGGCGTGGGCGACCCTTGAGCCATCGGGAAACCAGTCGGTCCTTTGGTTCATGATCGCGAAGTTCGTGACATCCGGTATCGGCGCGATAGGTGGGATATTTGCGTACGCCCAAGGCGTCGTTCCTTCGACCAGCGAGTTGACGTGATGGCCGAGCGGAGCGCTGTCATCCTCAGAGCAGAAGTAGACCCGGAACTTTCCGCCCGCCGGACTGGGTTCGTAGTCGTCGCTCTTAAACCCGGAGTTTGCTTGCGCGACCGGGATCGACATCCCGGTGTCCGATCCGGGGAAGATCGGATTCCCAGAGGCGTCCTCGTAGACGAAAACGATTCTGCACCCGCCGAAATGATTGATCCCCGGCGGCACCGGAATGCCGGGATCGGGCGGCGTGTAGCGGAGCGTGAGAGTGTATTTCGGGACCAGGCGATTGTAGTCGGTGTTGACCGTCACCGCATCGGTCGGAAGGGTTACGAGGAAGGCCCACTCCTGGCCGCTCTCACCCGAACCTCGCGCCTGCGGAACGTAGATCAGAATATTCGGAGTTGGGTTCGGTTCCGTGGCGCGGACCAGGACCGGATGTGTTCCGGGTCCGTAGGCAGCGAGATAGACGCGGATGTTGCGGCCAAGCTTGTAGCTCTGCCCAAACGTCCCGCCCATCGTGGAATCGAGAAATAAAAGCGCCGGCGATTCGGTGGATTCGTTGACGAAGATGGGCGACTGATCGCCGGATACCTGCGCCGTTCCATCGAGTGGCATCGTACCGCCATCGAGCAGATGATTCTTACCCGAGCTGATGTCGGGATCTTCCAGGTAGACCGCCGCGCCCGCAAAGTTGGCTTTGGTCGCTTTAGGATCTGGATACCAGACCACATCGACTTCGACCTTGTGATCGCTGCGGAAGACCACGTCGGCAACCGGATCGATGCTTACCGGGGGCGCAGATCCGCCTATCCCGCCGCCGCCGCTGCCTCCTCCGCTGACGCTGCCTTTTTCGTAGATCCAACTTCCTGGCGTCGTTGTTGACATATCTATCCTGCCGTCACCCGAACGGTTTCGAGTGGCGCGAGAGTGACGAACGTGTTGCCGTCGAACAACGCCTCGCCGTCGGCGCACTGCACGATGGCGTTGTTGGGTCCGTTGTCGTTGCTCACATAGAGAGTGCGCCCTTGATAATCCGCCAGTGGCAGTAGCTGCACCGTGACGTCCTCCGTGCCGCTGGTGTCTACCCGGATGGTCTGGTCGGTCGGCAGCGTCAGCCACGGCGCAGTTCCGTCGGGCCCGACTGTTCGCACGACGGGCGGTTGCGCGTAAATGAAGATTTCGCGCATTGGTGCGACCGCTTCGTCGCTGTAGCGACCCTGATCGTCCACCAGGAATCCGGCGACCAGCGCGACCTGGTTCACCAGATTCTCGACGCGCATGCGGATCTCGACGCGTGAGCCCTCGATGGGCACCTGGAGATCGCTGGTTTCGGCCTGATAGATCCAGTCGGCGGCTTCCACGATGACCATCGAATCGAGGTTGGGAATCACGTCCCACGGAGGGTTGACCGTGAGCGTATCGGCGGTGTTGCCCGTAATGAAGCGATACTGCCCGGCTCCGACGCCACGCAGAATCCGGCAGATCCTGCCCTTCTCTTCATCCGGTCGCAGTCCAGGCGAACCAAATTGGTTGCGGGCCACGGAGTTGTTCCACAACGGATCGCGCACGGTCGTGGCCGTTGACTCGACTCCCCAGGACCGCATGATGAGGACGTCGCCTTCCTGCACGGAATCCTCCGGTGTCCCGCGGACGCAATCCGGTTCCACCGTGAATGTTCCTGAAGCGGAATCGAAAGCGGTGACTACGAAGTTCCACAAAGGCGCGGAGCCGTCGCTCTGATCCGCGAGAGCGGTCATCATAGAGTCCACCCAGTCGTCCGTACTGCCCTCGAAATCGTTGCACTGGATTTGGTTGGGCGCAGTAACTCCGGTGACGGTGACGCCCGCCACGCCGCTATGCCAGACTTTCTTCGCCGCGATGGCGACCTTGCGGGCCGCGGCTTCCGGCAGGCCTTCCGTCATCGGGTGGACGGGCCCCAGGAAGTCCACGCTGGGTTGCACGTTCGTGCCGCTCGATTGCAGGCCGATGGTGCGGCGGTCGTTGCCCGCCCAGAGATCCCACGGCGGATCGGAATCGGGCGAAGCAGCCACGTTCAACGTCACCTTCTGCCCGGTGACGCCCGGCGGAATCCAGAGCCCCACCAGGTTCGAAGGCGCAAGCGGCAGCATCGAATTCAGGCGTTGCGTGATCGCGATATAAACCGTCTGTGGGCCGTCGAGCGTGCCGCCCGCGGCCAGCACTCCGGTCAGAATGCGCGGCTGTTGCCCCGGCACGAACTGGTTGATGCACATCTGCCCGGCGACCCAGAGGGCGGCTTCCCAGGACCCGTCGCGGGCAACCTTGTAGTCCTGCCAGAGATCGAACGTGCGCTCCAGCATATCCGGGTAGATCGGATCGGCGGCTATCGGTCCCAACTCGTTGGGCATCCAGGTCAGGCCGTTGATCGACGGAAGATGTTCGGGAAGCGGCGGTGCCGCGGGACCGTCCGCGGGCTTCGGCCCGGAGTCCAGGGCGTACATGCTATCGGTCGTTGCGGTGCATTGGACGTCGATGCTGAAATCTGGATTCAACATCCACGACTGCACGCGCCCCTCGCAGTAGCCGTTGGGCAGGCGCGGGTTGTTCATGGCGACGATGTCGCCAGCCATGATTTGCAAAGCCATCAGCGTCGTGCGGAAGCTGAAGTTCCGGGCGTCACGCTGCTCCGCGGGACCGACGCCGCCGACCTCCTCGCGCAGACGCGTCGTCACGATCCGGGCGCACTGACTCTTATTAGACACTCCGACGAACGTCATCGTGCTCTGCGTGTACTGCGGCGAATCGCCGTTGCCTGCGAGCGTGGCGGCGTCCATGTCATATACGCCGACCGTATTGAGGGCCCAGTTGAATTCCTCGTCGCCGAACTGTCCCAACAACCAATTGAAGGACGGGTTGATCGGTGCCGCCGTCAGGCTTTTGTAGAGAACCGAATTCCGGTTGAACTGATACGCCGACGGTGCGCCGGAATGGTAGCGGATGCCGATCCAGAGTTTGCCGTTGACGAACGTGTAGTAGCCGAGGCAGCAGTTGAGGATCTCCTGCAACCAGTCCTTCAACGGCTTCTTTTCCTTGAGCACGCCGCGGAACGGAAACTGCCGCTCATTGTCGGTCGGCACGATCATGCTGGGCACTTGCAGATCGCAGATCGCCGCCATCGCGATAGCCTGATTGACGTCGAAGTACTTCTCCATCTCCGACGCCGGCACCGCGGACGCGTTGGACGAAATCACGCGCAGGCCGATGGCCCGCAGGTAGACGTTGACCGCGACCCAGACCGTATTGGACAATCCACGCTTCGTCGGATCGACACTATCTCCGGTGTAGATCCGCTGACCTGGCGCGGTCCAGATCCACCCGGCGATACCCTGATCTACGGTGACCGACATCGAGCGGTCGGTGACCGCGGAGAGTTGCAGGCCGACCTGATCCGTGCGCCGGATTTCGGCGAAGGCAAGTCCCGCGGCGAAACTGAGTTTGCCGTTGTCTGCGAAATAGTCACCATTCCAGACCCACAACTTGACGGTGTCCGCGGTGATCCAGCCGTCTCCGTCCTGGTTTCCGCTGGTTGGAAGATTGTTGATGGTCGCGACCCAACCCTTGACGACTTTGAGCCACGGTGCCTGATCCAGCACGAAGTAGTCCGAGTCGCCCGCCGGGTCGGTGCCCAGGATGCCGCGCCAGCCGCCGTTGCGCAGCGGATCATGGGGTGGCTGGCCGTCGAGCGTATGACGCAGCAGGTTCGGGTCGTAGCTGCCGAGGGGACCTTCGCCAACGATACCCAGCGCGGAATAGAAGTTGCTCTCGTCGCGCCCGACGGCGACATCGCAGTTGACCAGCATCGCCTCATCGGTGTAGACCTCCTGCACCGCCCGGTCATAGACCGAATCGTCGGCAATCGACACGGACGTAAAACTGCTGCGGCCGAAACCGAACACGCCCGTCGAGTTGTCTTTGATGTGGACCGACTGCGGCAGCGCCACCACACCGCCGAACGACTTCGGCACGCCGCGGGCCACGCAACTGTCAAAGTCCTTCGGGCAATCAGGGAAGCCGTTAGAAGCGCTCGCCGGGCAGAAGCGACCCCTGTAGACCTTCCAGCACGTCCGCGAGAGTTGCCGCACCGGATACGCCAACCCGAGTTGGAAGACGCCGTCGCTCGCCGGCAGAACGAACTGGCCGCTCGAATCCATCGACCATGGCCGCGCATATCCTCCCCAGAGTTGGATGAGGTAATTCGAATTCACGTGGAACAGCGAGAACTGAATTCCGGCGCGAAGCAGGTTCACCAGGTTCGCGAGCTTCGTCCAGACGTCGTCGGCATTGCCGAAGGTGAACGTGGCCGAATCGCTCGCTTCGCCGATGGTCTGCGAGATGCCGCCCCAATCGACCAGCCGCGGCAGGTAGAGTTGGCCGTTCACCGTACAGCGCTGGTTGGACAGATACATCGGCGCGGTGCCGTCCCGCGGCGTGACGGTGACCAGCGGAATCATGCGCTGCACCTGATCGAGCAGCGAAGCGGTCAGCGTCGAATCGGGCAGGCGCGTGACCGTCGCCACGCTGGTGTACGCCGGCACCACGGTCGGAACCTCCAGCAGGGTCACGCCGGGATCGCTGACGATCAGGCTGACCAGATGAGGGAACTGGATGTTCGGGTTCTCGTAGCGTGCGGTGACGGCCAGATTGCCGCCGGGCGTCGGATGCGTATACGGAAACTGCGCATAGCTTCCCTGCGCCTGTTCGAAATGCGCCTTGAGGTTGTCGTATTCGTCGCAACTGAGATGGTCTTTGGTGATGCGGAAGCGCCGGGCCCCGGAGCCCAGCAGGTAGCGCTGTTCCGTCTTCAGGCCGGGCTGGTCGAAGACGTGGGCCGCGGTCGGCGGCGTGAAGTCGATGCCGCTTCCATAATCCGGCTGGATCGGAAACGCGCTGATGACGGGCGGATCGGGGATGGGGATAGGACCCAGCGAATCGCTCAAGCAACCTCCCGCAGGCCCAGCGAGGCTTGCGAACGTCCCATGCTGATGGTTTCGCTCCACGACCCGTCGAAGACTACGAGGTAGCGCCCGACGGGCTGGTTGCCGCTGGCATCCCATGTCCACGGCGGCACCGTCTCGCGCAGGTTGTAAAAGAAAAACGCATCGGTCGGATGCGCGTGGTAGAAGTTCCACAACGCCGTGTACTGCGCGGCGGTCACCATCCGCGTCATCCGAAAGAAGTGCCGCACGTTGACCGCGAGTGCGAAGCGGTCGCTGGAGCCATCG